AAAGATGAGTTTGGGAATTGGTTGTCGAGACCCAAACAAGTCCAGTACCAAGTGGTTAAAAGATTGTTACGTCATGTTAAGAAACAATTCTTTAAGGTAGTGCACTATGCTTCCCCTATAACTCCCGAGCAATTCGTGAACCATTATAGAGGTCGCAAACGTAAGATCTACCAACGAGCATTGGAGTCCCTTCTGATACGTGACATACAAATCATCGACTCTTACCTCAGTACGTTTGTAAAAGCCGAGAAATTAAATACTACCGCGAAAGGTGACCCTGACAATCATGATCCAAGAGTCATCCAGCCCAGAACGCCACGGTATAATTTGATGCTCGGCTGTTTCATCAAGCCCATTGAACACCTTATTTATAGAGCGATTGATGAGATGTGTGGAGGCCCCACTGTGATGAAAGGTTTGAATGCTGATCAAAGAGGTGCTGCTATTGCAGATGCCTGGCATTCTTTCCGGAATCCAGTCGCAGTGGGGGGTGACGCTCACAGGTTTGATAAACATGTGAACGTAGGTTGTTTGCGGTTTGAACATTTAATCTATAACATCATGCATGGATTTGACCCTGTTCTCGTTAGGCTACTTCGGTGGCAGTTGCGACAACATGGTTTTGTATACTGTGCGGATGGTACCATTAGATATGTTGTTGATGGCAGGAGATGTTCTGGCGATATGAACACAGCATTAGGAAATGTACTCCTGATGTGTTTTATTTCTTTCGCCTACATCTTGAACCACCAATTGCATGTCCGTCTTATAGACGATGGTGATGATTGCTTGTTCATATGCGAGGAGGAGACCCTAGGAGCCTTAACCGGACTGGTTGATTGGTATGATCAGTTTGGGATGGTTTTGGCCTTAGAGCAACCAGTGAGACAATTGGAGCACGTTGAGTTTTGTCAAAGTCACCCAGTGCAGGTTAATCCCGGCATTTGGAGGATGGTCCGTGATCCCCGGATAGTCCTAGACAAAGATCAAATTTCAGTTAAGCCCATCCAGAATAG